CCATATATCATATTTAAAGGTTTAGGAAGAGAGTAGTCTTTCATTCGACTACCTATACCTCCGCATAGGACTACTACACGCATACTTCACTTATCATTATTAACAACTATTCACTCGAAAACCATACGCGGAACAATATGCATAGCCTCTAGTTCTTGTGCCCACAGTTTCACCGCATAAGGAATTGTCTTCATCTCAAACTCTGTTCTATTTCCACATGATCCACACGAATACATGTTTTCTTTTGGGTTCACAACTGCTAGTGTTCCACAAGACTTACAGAATCCTGTTGTAAACGGATCTGATACATCCATCAAACGTTCCTTTGTAAACATCGCTGCACCATGAGACAGCATACAATCACGTTCCATTTCTCCAACACGCAAACCTCCATCACGCGATCGTCCTTCACAAGGCTGACGAGTCAGAGAAACGATCGGTCCACGTGCACGTGAATTTCCAGTCCATACCGGAAGACCATTTCGGCGAACGTAGAATACTCCACCAGGAACTTCTAGACAGTATACCTTTCCATCGAATGCTACCATTTCTTCACTCTGTCCACTCTGTGTCTTACAATGACCATGATTTACAGCTGGACGGTTCTTCTTACAAATAATTCTCAAACTCCACAAATCTGCATTTGTTACGCCACTATGATTTCCGATAGTATAGGGTGTTCCTGCAGGAGTATGTAGACGTTTGTTAGCCGACCATCCTGAATGTAGAGCCAAACGCTGAACGTCATCTGCTAACCTATCGGAAGATGTTGAATAGATCAGTGAACCCGATCCACCAATATGTCCATCACTCAACATAAGACCATAAAGCAACGTCTTTGACTGCTCAGCATTTAGTTTCCAAACCCAATCTGGAAGAGTTTTATTGACTGCTCCAACACTTAGTGGTTGCATATAATTTACCAACTGTTTCGGCTTCACGTAAAGTTTCTTATCATTTTCATGATATGTATAATCAAATCCAAGAACTGGTAGACATTCGTCCAATGCTTCACGAACTCTCTGTTTATTTGCAGCGATTTCTACACGTCCATCGCTTCGCACCCATCCATCTCCAAACCAAATTCCAAAGAATGTTAGCCATGCATCCATATCAACTTCTACTGGCGGAGAACCCTTGAATTCAGGTAGAATAAATTGGTATTCATCTGCTTCAAGAATACCATCCTTCTGGTATTTCACATGCTTTCCGATAATATCTTTTGCCTCATGGAAATCATATTCCCAAACACGCTTGCGAGTATGAGGTGTAGCAACCCACATCCGATGGTTTGGGGTTGTCTTCAAACTTACTTGCTGTGTTTCCAATTCATACATTTCACCTTCATAATCATACACATACGTTTTCGTAGGATTTGCATAAATAATTTTTCCGTCTTGTAGAGTTGCAACTTTATCATCAAGTGTAACCTCGTTAATAGGCTTCCATCCGCTCGTTGTAAGAACATCGTGATCATCTGTCAAACAATGTTTCTTATCTGCAACCATGTGCTTCAATCTCTGATAAAATGTAGGTCCCATAAAGATTTCCGCTTGCATCATCTCTCCTGTCGCACCATTATACAGAATCTCATTTCCATACGGATGCATACCCAAATCAACCATATGTTTACGCAATTCATCAACCTTGAGATGAGAATACGGTGTTCCATCACCAAGAGTTCCACGCATAGTACATGCTTTACCAAACATATTTTCCATTAGTTGTGCGATAGTCATTCGTGAAGGGACTGCATGAGGATTCATAATCAAATCAGGCCTCAATCCACTGAGAGTAAACGGCATATCTTCTTCGTTCAACATAACGCCACAAGTACCCTTTTGTCCGTGACGAGACGAGAACTTATCACCTACTTCAGGAACACGTTCAGAAACTACACGAACTTTAATGAACGGATATCCGTCGGAATTCTTATCCTGCCACACACCGTCAATACGACATGTTTCAGAGTTCTTATGAGTAGTAGATGTATCGCGATATGCGTATCCGTTTGGATCTGATTTCAAATTTGTAACTTTTCCAATAATTACATCATTTTCTTTAATCATAGCACCTTTCATAGGCAATCCATTATCTTGAATCGCATGGTACGAGCCAGTCTTGAATGCTCGTGTATTTTCACGACGAGGTTTTACAAACTTCTCTTCCTTACCCGAAGTCACATTACGATGCTCTTCATCCTTATACATCGTGTAGTAGAGTGTACGAAACAGACCACGATTCACAGATGATTTATTCAGAATCACTGAATCTTCCTGATTGTACCCACCATACATTGCAATAGCAACGATGGCATTTGCACCGAAAGGCATTTCTTCTGCATGAAGTGTTTTCATAATACGTGTTTCAACAAATGGACGCATAGGAGAACAGAACAGATATCCATTCTTATCAAGCCGAGTATTGAAGTTTCGTGCAAAGATACCAACTGCCTGTTTCCCCATAGCAGACTGGTATGTGTTACGAGGAGACTGATTATGATCAGACAAAGGAATACTAGAAGCCATATGTCCTAGAGCCATAGTAGGATGCATTTCACAATGTGTATGATGCGATGTAATATCAGAAGGTAGCATAGCAACACGAATCGTATCACTCTCTGCGGAATCTACAAATTCCACAGATGTACGAACCCAATCATTCCATTCAGACGCCTCAGATTTTAGAATTTTTCCATCAGAAACACGAAACAAAGGACGAACAACACGTCCACCATCCGATTCAATATTGATTTCACTTTGAAGTACATTCCACGAAATTCCTGTATGAGGATGTAGACGGAATGTTTTCTTTGCATTTTTCAAATATTCACATACCTTGTCGGGTTCAGTCGTATATGCTACAATTACACCATTCAAAGTAATACTGGTTCCAATATGTTTCTTTGCTGAAACAATCCAATCCAAATTCAGTTCATTAAGAACATCCAAGCAAACAGATGATGGAGTATGTTGTGTTACAGATGTCGTCAAAGCCATAGATTTCACAATACCTACAGAATGACCTTCAGGAGTTTCTACAGGACACATAAATCCCCAACTTGTTCCGTGTAGTTTGCGAGGAGCCAATAGTTTTCCCGATTTTTCAACAGGAGTCTGAATTCGTCGTACATGACTTACAGTTGCCTGATAGGATAGACGATTCAATACCTGCGATACACCCATCTTTGTAGCATTTGATACAGTTGATGTTCCAAGACCCTGAACTGTGAAATTTCCTGTAGCAAGAGCCTGTTTCAGTTTGCCTTCAATCGTTGAAACTTTCAGAATTTTATACAAATTATTTACATTCAAAACATCCAATGGACGCGGTTCACCTTTCTTCCAGTTATCATTATTGACTTCATGAACGAATTTTCCACGAATATCTTTACATACTTTCTGAAACAACTGCCGAAACAGATGAGTAAGCAAAGATCCAGGTGTTACAACACGCTTATTGGGATAAGAATCGCGATCGTCAATAGGAATCAATCCTTGTTCGGTCATAACAAGCCGACGAATCATAGCAGAAATAAGAACACATTTACGAGCCTCAAGTGTCTTTGTATCACTCACATCTCCTCCAAACCGAACGTGTGGTAAAATCTCGGTTTCAAGAAGTGTACGAACATACGCACACTTATCTTCGTGAGCGGTAACATACTGCAGATGATGAGATAGGTATGTAATTGCGTCTTCACGAGTAAATACACGAATATCCGAACATTCTTTGAACGAAGCCGCTAGGATTTCATTTGTTCCACAAAGATTCGCAATATCTTCATCGTTCTCAATACCTAGTGCACGAAACAGTACAACCAAAGGAATATCTTCGCGGAAACGCGGAGCACAAACTGTTAGAGGATATCCGAGTCCATTGAATTTCGTGGAAATACGAATTTCAAGCTTCTTAGGAGGAGTAGTAAATGATTCGTGAAGTGATTTCGTCTCTACCGAGTATAGGTATTTGGAGGCAGTCTTCTTGTTGTAGAAGACCATAATACGATTGTCTGCTACCTTCTCCTGGCATAGAATCGTGCGTTCACTTCCGTGAATGATGAAATATCCTAGCGGATCATGAGGACATTCGCCCATTTCTTGACGAGTAAGAGGATAGTCTTTCAGAATACACAAAGACGAACCAAGCATAACAGGAATCTTACCAAGAGATACTCCTGAGAAGATGCGGACATTCTCTTCCATATTCTCAAGATGAATACCTGAATAGCAACGAGCAACAAACCGAACATCACAGAACATTTGAGCCGCATATGTGAAGTTACGCATACGTGCTTCCTGTGGAAACATAGGCTTTACACGTCCAGTAGCCTCCTGAATACGAGGTTTCATATAGGTAATGTTCTCAAACGATAGACGAAATTCATACTTATACTTTTTCGTTTTCTCATCTTGTTCGTGCCACACCACGATTGGTGCGGTTGACGACACAATCAAGGGTAGTTTGTTACGAATAAAGTCTTCAAATGATTCAATTTGATGTTCAACAAGTCGTGATACGCCGTTAGCGAAGTAAGATTCAATAGCATCCCACATACCAATTCTAAAATCGTTCTCCGTAAATTACTTTATTCGTTTTTGATAATGGGAAAGGTTGTTATTACGAAAGTTGGAGAAATGAAAGAAACTCCTAAGATTGAAGAAGTTCCCATTATAAAAGGATCAGCGCGTAAGACTCAAAAGACTTTCCCTAAAGGAATATTAAAAGTTCGCGATCCTGCAAAGTCTCCTAAACGTAAGACCTCAAAACAAACAATTAAACTTGTAACTGAAAAAGGATCAAAGAAATACAGGAAAACATTAAAACAAAACATAAGTAAATTGTCGGATGATCGTATACGTCAAATAGTAGAAAAGAACGGGCTTTTGAAGAATAAAAACACTCCAATCTCTTTGCAACGTGAAATGGTAGAAGGAGCTGTTGTTTCTGGCTTTATTTCTACAAAATAATATCATAGAATTACTTAATGACGGCCATATGGGGTCCAATGGGATGGATGACTCTTCACTCCATTTCGCTACTTTACCCAGATAATCCTTCGCAAAACGATAAGACTGTTTTACAGGCTTTTTTGAATGATTTTGCGAATTCAATAACTTGTCCTCATTGTGAAAAACATTTTAAAACAATGTTTGAAAATTATCGTAAATTACACCCAGAATGGTCTTCATCAAAGTTTCAATTATTCTTGTTTGTAGCAAGAGCTCATAATACTGTAAATAAACGGCTTGAAAAACCTTTAAAGAAAACAGTTCAAGAATGTTTGGATGCATTTACCCAGGGAACTTTATATACATCGGCAGTTGATTTCCGAAGAAACTATATTAATTATGTAGCTCAACGTATGGCAGCCGAAATGAGTGGGGATAGCATGATAAAGGTAGGGTATGCCCAATCAATGCGTCGTACAAATGAATCATATTGGAATTCAAAAATTCAGGGTGAATTGGATTTTGATATGAATGCAAATGTATTGGAATTTATTAGTGATGAACCGACATCTCAGCGTTTTCTCATGGGAGGAAGAATAGCAACTGTTCATAATCAACCTGGAATGGCAAATATATCATTTGGCCTTAAAGGTGGACGATTCCGGTTAAAGACTGGCTAGGATGCCAAGGAAGGCTAATACGTGGATCACATTCCCAATCATGTCGTTTCAACCATACTTCGCGTGTTGTATGATATGTTTCTACCGGAAATACTATTTTGCGTTTTGCAATACGTAACGATTTGGCTGGCAAAATAAATGATAATTGATCAGAAATTGTAAAAGTCAATTCTTTTTTTCCTGTAAATTCCGTCTCATCTTGCTGTAGAATATCTAGAATCAAAGGGGCATCGGGGTAAGGATAATACCAGTCCCAATCAAGAACTTCATTCGTTTGAAAATAGTAAATCGTCCAATGAAATGTTCTCCAAAAAGCTTCAACTACTGGTTTCATATCCTGTACACCATCCAGAATATGTAGTCCGTATCTTTTTGATAGTAAACTATCGCCCTTTCCCAAAATAGCCTTTTCATGTGGGATTTTACGTAGCTTAATTCGTTCTTTTAGCACTCCTAGTTCTTCTTTTCCTGCTACCTGAAGAAACACATCCCTTCCTTCAAAAGATAAAAGGTCAGGTTTTCCACAATTTTCATAAATGTGAAGAGCACGTGAATACCCGTCCTCACGCAAAGAAAACATCCCCAAATTAGGCATAAAATCGTTCCCAAAACAAAGAATACTTAGTGCCATATACTGATTCACATCAATCCCCAAAGATTGTTTTAGAAGAGGAATAGACATAAGAGCAAATTCGGCTTCTTTGAGTTTTGGATCATTGAATTCTCCACTTTCACGAAGCAGAGTGAGTTCACGACACATATCATGACGTTGAAGACATAGCAGAATCAAATCAGCATCAAGACCGTAAATACAAACAGTGTCTGGTTTC